GCCATTAACTTCTCGCAGAATTTTAAAGCTTGTTTAATTGCATCCCTATCTAATGCAATATAAATTTTATCTACTACAGATGTAACTATCTTTTTCATTAAACTACTCTGTATGTTTTTTCCTAATAAAGGGATAGCATTTCTTTTTATAGCAATAGCATCAAATAGTCCTTCACATAAAATAACTGGTACGTTCCAGTTTATTAAATGTTCATTTGGGATTACATCTCTACTTGCTGATGGATTACGGTATTTAACATATGGTTCTTTTTCAAATGAACGAGCAGTAAAGTAATTTAATCTACCATCTGCGTCATATGTTGGGATAATAATCATATTTTTATATAAACCTTCTTTACAATAACCCATATTATACTTGATTATATCGTATTTACTTATGTGTCTATTTTTTAGGTACGCAAGCGCGTGTCTAGCCATAATATCGCTAGTATCAACGTTATTTAGGCCAATATATTCATTAGGTAATACAACACTAGATACAACTTGTGTTTCTTTTATTGATTTTGAAGTTTTAACTAATGATTTAAGTTCTGTAAATTTACTTATATCGGTTTTTAATTGTTTAAATAAATTATATATAGTAGTACCTCTAACATCACATGCCCAACAATGCCAAGGATTTTTACCTTCACGATTCTCAGTTAGATTAACTTCTAATTTTGGTTTATGGTGATTACAAAAAGGACAGTGGTAAGCATAATTATTTCGAGCAGTAGCTTTGCCCGAACCTAACACAGAGTTCACTAACGTAACCAGTAATTGATTTACCATATGTGGTAATATATGAAACTATATTTTATCTGACACGAAATCTTCAAATTCAATATCTATTAAATCTTTTGTAAAAAATTTACCTAAAATATTATCATTAAAAAATTCATCAGGTTTTTCTAATACTTGATATATCATTTGATATTTAATTTCAAAATATGTCATTGATTTTTTATTGGGACACATTTTTAAAATTATGCGTTCAAATTCATCTTTTTTACCTTCTAAAAGTAGTTGTTTAATATCTTTTTGGGAACCATAATATTTTTTCCAATCTGATTCTTTAACTTCTAATTTATAGGTAGGACGACGTCCAACAATTCCAGTTAATGCTGCTAACTCTTTTTTACCAAGTCGCTTTTTTTTATTATGAAATAAGACTTTTTTTCCAATATATGATTTTCCTGTGGGTTTATGTGTAACTATATAAACGAAACCAAATGTATTTTCTGGGAATTGAGTAATGTCTCCTATTTTGTGTGTTTTATAGGTCCAACTCATATGTGTATTTTTGTGATTATACGTATTATCCAATTCCATCCCAATAAATTTTTTCTGGGGATAGATGAATACAATGTGTATTTAAAGAGATTACTTGGTAAAATAGTTGTTTAAAAACATAATCATCTGTCCCAGCATTACTAGACATTGTTGGATATACTTGGTAAAGATTTTCATATACTTTATTTAAAGCTTTTAAATTAAACAATTGAAAATAGCCCCAACCTAACCATTGTTGTACTATTTTACTTTCCATTTTAAATGTTTCTTTAAAATTAATTTCATCAAGATTTTCGTCTCCATTAAGATTAATCCTACCCATTGTATATAAATAAAGAGCATCTGGCATTGTACCTAATTCATGATTATGCGGTAAAACACGTTCTAAATACGTGTGTCTAAGTTTTCCATTGATATGAGTTGAAGAAAAAGTTGATGGAAAATTATCTTGTAATAAAACGTCTGCATCTATATGGCAATACCATTCTTGGTCTTTACCTATATAATTAATACCTTCATTTATTGCCGATCCTTTGTTAAATTTTCTATCATATATAGTTTTAGATAAAATGTATTCTAAATTATGTTTTTTGCACAATTTAATAGTTTCATTATCATCTTCATGGGTTACAATAACCCATCTTTTAAAAAATCTTTTATTTGAAATACAATATTTAAGGTAATGAGAAAAATTCACACAGACTGTAACTGCGTTAATATCTATTGAAATCATGAAATATAACTAATTAAAAATAAAACTTTACGAATAATCCTCCCACAAACTATAATCTAGATGTGGATATAAATCTTTTACTCCTGCAACATCGCTAGCAAATACTGGTTTTAAATAATCTTTAGTTGAGGATAATATTGTACTATTATAATTTCCTTCAAATATTTTTATAAAGGACTGTGTATCTTCAAAAGGATCAACCCCTAAAAAGGTACATATTTTATTATATTCTTCTAGTGGATTTGCTAATATACTTTCTTGTAAGGCGACATAAACTTTATCTGATCCTATAGCTGTTACCCATGCTGTTAAATTAGCTAAATATTTACTTCTAGAAACTAGATTATTACCATCTACTTTTACTACATCAATAAATGAATTATCATGGTAAGCACTACCCCAACTTGGTCTTTTTGAATCTATATGATTCCAATGACTATAAGCTCTATTAATTGGATCTCTTAATAAAATAATTACTTTAGCATCTGGTAAGTCTGATGCTATTCTTGTTGCTGCTCCCCCATTATTGTTTTCATCTAAAGGAAAATAATTAGGTGAAGATTCTCCTATTGCTTCTAAGTTTCTTGGAAAAAAGGATTTATATATATCAAATGAACCAGATAAATTATAATTAGTATCTAAATTAAAATAATCAGTTTCTTTATTTGCTACTTTCATATTACCAGCCCAAGAACCTGTTTGAGCAGCATAATTATAGTCTTCATCATTTAAAACTCTATTTTTCCAATATTGAGTTAAACAAAAAATATTTTGATGTTTGTTTAAGTTAAAAGCGGCTGCTGTTGTGCCACCTTTCATAACTCCTGCGATAATAAAATTTGGTGTGTTTGAATGCATAATACTATTTGTTATAAATATACGTAATAATTTTAGACTTTACAAGTTATTTTTGTAATTTAATTTTTCTGTTTCTGTTTTTTCACGTACAACACCTTTCCATGCATTAGTTGCCGCCGTATCTTTTCTAGTTCCTACTAACATTATATTATATTTACCATCTTCATTTGATGTAATTTTAATTTTAGTAGCACTAATATTTACTAAACCGAAAGCTTTTCCAAAATGTCCGTCTGCACTAACCCACAATTGGCTATCTTTATTTAAATATCTATAATATTCAGGTAATATAATTTCTGCTTCATTATTAATAGTTGTAACAGAAAATCTATAAATGTTATCTCCTGCTGTAGGTGATTCAACAAAACTATGGTATAAATCATGTGTGGCAGATAAATCTGAGTTAGGGTGGTTTATTTTAAATGTACCAGAAGATTTAACTAAAGACCCATTTATAACAGCATTACAAGTATAAAATGTATTATTACATGGATCAATTGTGTAATCACAAGTTGCAGCTATAACAAAATTACATGCCTTACTTGCTGGTACTATACTAATATTACAACCACCTAAAATTGCACTTGCCTTTGAGTTTCTTATAATATTACCATTTCCTCCAATAATATTTGATTGTACGGATCCTGATATTCTGTTACTAGTGCCGCCAATAATAGTATTATGCTTTGTAATATCAGTAATTTTAGAATCACATATTTTGTTAAAAGCACCTCCAACAATAGTATTACTTCCTTTCCAACATGCACTGCAATTGGGTTCAATTGAAATACAATTAAAACTTCCCCCTAATATAGAATTACTACCATTAAACGAACCTGAAATCGATCCTGAGTTTGCTATAATTTTATTATCTTTACCACCTGTAATAGTATTATATGCAAAGCATCCAATATGTCCTATTATATAATTTTGACTTCCACCTAAAATTGAATTATCAAACCCTCTCCCATATGTAGAAGTATTACAAATAAAGTTAGAAAAACCACCAACAATAGAGGAATTATGTGAAAATTCTTCAATTTTATTTAGTTGACCTGCACCTATAAAATTATTACCATCAATTGATGCAGATGCTCCTGTAATTAAATTTCTATCTCCTGCTACAATAGCACTATAAGAAGAACCTAAATTTAAATGTCCTTGAATTTTATTTCCTTTACCCGCTCCAATAAATGATGCATGATCATTACTTCCACTAATAAAACTACCTGAACCAGCTCCAATAAAACTACATGCCGCAAATGATACATTATCAAAACCACCTACAATAACATTATAATTACCTCCTGATGATGTATTTGCATAACCTCCTCCTATAAATGAAAAACTACTTGATATTGTATTTAAAGCACCCCCAACAATAGAAGATCTACATTTTGCTGTTGCTAATTTGTTTTGACACCCCCCAGCTATAACTCCATAACACATATCATTTTTGTTAAAGAAACCACCACCTATAAATGAGAGACATCCATTAGCATCATTTTGAGCCCCTCCTAATACGGCAGAACCTCCACATGCAGCTTCGTTGCATTGGCCACCACCTATAACATTATATCCTAAGTTATTAGCTGATATTTGTATGATATTACTATGACCACCACCTATAAAACCACACATTTCTTTTACTGAATTATTTATTCCTGAAAATACAGCTCCATGGCTTGCTGATATTATAGTGTTATTAGTACCACCTCCTATTACAGATGAGGGAGATTGAGTATCTACTTTATTACATTTTCCACCTCCTATAAAACTACATGCTGATGATGCAGTGTTTAAAGTACCTCCTACAATTGTACTATAATGGCCATTACAAATATAATTACTTAAACCACTAAAAACACCACTGTAACAGGCTGAAGATGTGTTAGATTGACCACCTCCAATTACACTAAAGTGAGCATCAAAACAACCATTACCTATTGCATTTTGACACCCTCCTAATATAGAAGAAAAAGGTGAGCAATAATTTGGAAGACCTGAAACTGAACATATTTTATTTCTACACCCTCCCCCAATAAAGCTATTACAGCCATTATCAGTAATACAGTTATTAGAACCTCCTACTATTACTTGAAAATCTTCTAAATTAATTTGATTAACAAAACCACCACCTATAAATCCATATTCGCCATTTACTATGTTATTACCTCCACCTACTATAGTTGTATGATGATCTTGGGTGCAATTATTTTCACCTCCTCCTATAAAATTTAGGTAACCACAAACACTATTACCACATCCTCCACCTATAAATGAACAACATGCTTCACGTGAAGCCGAATTTCTAACACCAGCACCAATAAATGCATATCTAGCACCAGGAAGAATATTAGAAGCATCAATACCTATTATATTATATTCTCCACTTCCAATAATATTACATTCTCCACGAAGAATTTTATTATTAGAACCTCCAACAATTGCATTTGCCTTATTAAAGGAACCACTAAGAGATGCTAAAATACAATTATTATTTCCAGATCCAATAAATGAGCACATACTGGCTGAAATAGTATTGCTTTGTCCTGCTCCAATAATAGAAAAACAAGCATGCTCTGATGCAGTATTGCTAATACCTCCTCCTATAAAAGTACAATTAGAATTAATTTTATTTAAATTACCTGAAGCTATTGAAGAATTAGTACCAGTGTTGTCAAAAACACCAAATTTATTAGGAATTATATTATTATCACTTGATCCCGTTCTATATACTGTTTGAGTTGATGCTGCTTGTATGCTTGAAGATAAAGCTTTAAATACTTGACCAGTAGTATTATTATAGGTTAGTAAATAATTTTGACCAGTAGTTAATAAATTATCTGGTTTTATAGTTAATGAACTTGTTAAATTAACAGAACCAGATATTGATATTGCATAATCTTGAACACCAGTAAATGCATCAACTGATTGTGATACATGCCATGATTGAACTAATTCTCCTTGTTGTATTTGTGATTCGTAATTAAGTACTTTTGCCATTTTATATACTTGTTTATTATAAATATTAGCTATCTATCTATATTTACTAGAATTGTAGTATCTGTTACACTAGAGGCCTGTAAGGGTTTTGCTAATTTTCCTACTGCTAATAAATTATAATTATTATCATATAAACCTACTGTGGTTATATAAGGTTCAAAATAAGATCCTGTTGAAAAATCTAAAGGTCTTCCATAATAAGAAGATGTTAATGAAGGTGCTGACTCTGTTAAATTAACCGGGAATGTACTTCCACTTACTATTGTTGGGTTAGTAGAATAATTAAATTCATCTTCATTTATAGTTACTTGATATTGGGTTTCAAATAACTTGTATGAACTAGAAAATGACATTGTAACTTCTCTATCATTAATAAAAGCATCTATAAAAAGTTCTGTTTCAATTTCTTGAGTACCATATATAGTATTTCCATATGATGCGGTTTGTCCATAACCTATTTGATAATCTTGACCTACTAATTTTGAATCAAATAAAGTAATTATACCATGTTCATAAATAATATTACCCATCATATATTGTGCGGGATCATTATTAACATTATTAAAGTTATAATACAATCTTCCTTCTCCATCGTCTCCAATAGATCCACTTGTATTATGTTTTATTAAAAAAGATTGAGGTTGGATATAATCACCGTATAATTTTGTAGGAATTGATATTACCCCAATTGGTACTGATCCTGTTGCAGCACTTGCTGTTGGAAAATCTCTATTAGGCCATAAAGTTGTTTGGGGGTAATCATAAAAATTCGTTGATTGTATTTTACCAATACGTCTATTTCCATTTTCATCAGCTCCTAAAGCTATGCTAGATGTAATAGCATCGCCCATAAATCCACCACTTCCAGATATGTAATTTCCATAATAAAGTTGTTGAATTTGATTATATATTAAAACAATAGGGTATTGGGTAGTCCCAGGTAAATTACCATTATTATTAAAAATTTGGCTACCCGTACCAGGGATACTTCCTGAAGTTAGCCAATCGCCACTTCTTCCTAGATATCTGCCAATTTGTACATCGGACCCAGTTAGGGCTTCACCCCCTTGAAAGTAAAAACCTTTGTTTACTTCAAATGGAGATACAATTAAGTCTTGCGAGTTTAGTTGTTTGTAAGCGCTCATTCATTTTAGAAATCTAGTTTCACTCTTACTAGAGCTTCTTTTGTAAAATCTTTTTGCAATGGTTTTGACAGTTTAGCTACTGCTAATAATTCATTTGAATCGTTATACATACCAATAGTTGTTGGAAATACAGTTGGGTTATTTATAAAATAAGTATAAATTACTTCACCAGTAGATCCAGATATAAATGTTGGATTTTCTGAATAATTAAATTCTGTATTTCTTGTTCTAATAAATACAAAATCAGAAGTTAAAGTTTCTTGTGAATTAGCTTCAAAAACATTAGGTATTGCTGTATCTGCTCCTGATGAAGAAAATACTTGATATAATGCTTCTGGGTTTTGAGAATTGTTATTATTAGTAGTTGTTGTAGTTAAACCAATACCCTGACCATTTGTATTAGCTAAAGCAAAAGGATTTAGTAAAATTGTTGAAATATCAGGAAGAACCCATCCATAAGAACCACTATTTGTTGTATATCCTGTTCCTCCATCAAATGAAGAACCATCAGACCCACTAATTAATTGGTAAACTCTAGTTGTACCATAAAAATCAGGGGTTGATACCATATTTGAATTATCTGTTAAATGTAAAGCTGAGTTTGAAGAACCGTCTGCTTTTAATACAATATTTGTAGCTCCAGGTAATAATGTTTGCTTATACCTTGCTCTTTCTATACTTATAGCATAAAAATCATTATCATCACTTCCAGTAAAATCTGCACCCCAGATAAATTGTGCATTTTCATCTTCTAATACTAAAGCTCTATATTGACCATAAATTGTTGAAGTAGATGATACATTTGGCACTGCTCCATCATAATCTACTCCTCCACCACCATTTTTATTTCCATAAGCAATTTGAAATTGTACTTCAGATTGTGGATCTGTAGATGCTGTATTATATATGCTAATATAAAAAGGACCAGAGGCACCTTCTTTTTGAATTGAAGAACTAAAGTAAGAATTTAGTGAGGGAGCATTATTACTCCATACTGTTGATGTTACCGAATCTGAACTTACTACAAAATCTTCAGGATCTAATCTTTTAAATGCCATATCTTATTAATTTAATGCTTGTTGAGTTACTGTTACTGGGATTGTTAATCTTGCACCACTATCTAAACCTGTTACTGTTAAAGTTGTTTTTAATTGAGTTAAACTACCAAATAAAGTATTAACAGTTGTTGCTGTTAAATTAATTTGAGTACCTATTACAGTTTTAGAAATACTAGTACCAATAGTAGTAGTAGCTGTTGCATTTGCTGTTATTGCTGCGTCAGTTTGTATACCTTGTCCAACAAAAGTATTCATTAATCTTACATCTCCAATAGTTGCACTATATCCTGATGTTTCAAAAATTTGTTCATTACCTAAGTAATTTAATGTTTGTGGTGTAATTGATAATTGTGCACCTTGTTTTAATACAATACCAGCATAACCTAAATCTAGTACAGGTAATTTAGCTGTGCCTCTAGGTAATGTTGTTAATTTATATTTCATTATTTGGTTTTCACTTGGAAATGCTTCTAATAGAGGCATATTATCAATTGCTTCACCATAATATGCGGAACCAGATGGGTGATTTGGATTATAAAGTGTATAATCAATTTCATCATCAGCTAAAGCGAATTGTGTAATTTGAAAAGAACCATCATTTCTTGCTAATAATTCTCTTCCTTTTGTAGTTAATATAGCGTCAACTGTTACTACTGCGTTATTTAAATATCCCATTGTTGTATTTTTATATAAATATTGTTATATGTCATAAATATATGATTTTTTTAAGATTTTATTATTCCTTTAGAAATTAAATTATTTACTATTTGAGAAGCACTAACATTAATAAATTCTGAAGGGAATGTTGGTAAAATTAATCCTGCCGAAGAATATTCAGATGATGATAAATTAACATTTGTAATATCAGCATCATATGGATAATCTAAATTTAAATATGCTATACTTGCATCATCAGTAGGTCTTCTAACTAAAAAGAAATTTTTATCAATAGCACCATTAACTGGTTTATTTAGTTTAAGTTTAACTTTTCCTTGCCCTGTACTACTAATATTTTCTTCTGGTGGAGTTACTGCTGTAATAGTATAATTATATGTTTCGTTATTTACAAATCTTATTTCATCATTGACTCTAAATTGAAGTGGTTTAGTAATTCTTGGAAATTTAGTATTTGTAGGTTCAAATCCACCTTCAAAGTATTGAGAATTACCCGCTTCATAAGGTAAATATCCTTGAGTAAATCCTGATCCATAAGCTTCATTAAAGTTTGGAGATGCCATTTCTATATGGTCTAATTCAGAACCTGAAAACTCCCAATAGGGTGCTGATGCTGTGTTATCTCCATCAGCTGAATCGTATGCTCCTACAACTGTATAGTTTGTTGGTAAATAATATTTTTCTCCTTGTCTGGATTCATATCCTTGAGGGTAAAAGACATTTAAATAACTTCTATTACCACCAGTTTTTGTCATACTACCAAATAATTGGAATTGTATTCTATCACCCGCATTAAAATCACGACCCTCTGTATTATATGTTATTTTCCATTCTAGATATTCAACAGGTCCTCCATTTTCAACACCACCATGTCTTTTCCATTGTACTCCTCTATTTAATAATAAAGCTTTTATAACTGGATCTTCAAATAACATATTATATCGTTTACTGCTATCTTGTTGAACGGTAGTACTTTCACCTCCAGTAGGTGTAATAAACTTTACCATTACCCCTGATCTCCAACCACCTCCATTTTCTAATGCACCAAGTACACTACCACAATATCTACTTTGACCTAAATAATAAGCAGTTAATTCTATATCTACTAAATTAAAATTAGTAAAATTATTAGAACCACCACCACCTGGAAGTCTTTTACACCCAAGCATTATTCTCATTTCATCCGTATCTGATTCATATAAAAATGATGTTACAAAAGTAGTTTCACCATATATAGTTTGTGGGTTTTTTAATGGTTGACCGGCAACATTATCAACACTACTTGTAAAACAAAAAGTCCCATTAGAATATACTGCTAATGGTGGGAGTGGACCTGAATCAGTATTATTATATGAAGCAGTTACAATACTTGCGGTTGGTCTTAATCTATAGAATTCACTGTTCGCTGCAGAATTTCCGTCTATATAAGGATTACCAATTAATTCTGCTATATCTGATGCGTCTGTTACACCCCCACCCATGATTGACATTGCATAAAATGTTTTTGCTGCAGCACTTCCTACATTATCATAAACAGATATTCTACCAGATCCAGATAATGGTATTTTATTTGTATAACCATTACTTGATGTTTGAGAAAAACTAATTGGTTCATATCTTTGTCCTACAGATTTTATATTTTGAGGGCCATTTAATTCTTGTAAAATATTACTACCTGAGTTTACTTGTACAGAAACTTCACTTTCTGGTGGGTAAAGTGTATTCATTATTTCATAACTTTGTCCACCTAATGAAGGAGGTAATGCATTTTCTTGTTCATCAATTAAATAAGCTACATTTAGTTGGGTTGCATTATTATATAAAGGATAAGGATTTACAATAGATTCAAAGTAAGCAAAGTAGGCTAATCTACTCTCAATATTAGGTAATTGACCGTAAGTACCAATATCACCATAAGTAAATACATTTATTTGATTACATATAGATCTAGAACCTGAGTATCTAGGTATAGTCCAAGCTTGTGATGAATAATTAGAATCAGGTACTGCTGCTCTAACTGCTACATTTTCTAGGATTTGGTTTTGATTAACAGGTATAATTGGTCCAGATTCATTAGAGTAATCAACATCCATGATATATCCACTTTTTCTACTAGCATTATAGTTGTTTAATAGAGGTTGACAATCTAATGCTAATCTAAATGGTAAAACACCATTTTGATAAAAAGTTGGTATTGAAAATTGTGTAATAGTTGGCACTCTAAACACATTTGGGTTTACAGATGCTGTTAAAGGTGAATAAATACTTTGTCCTGGTGATATGCCGAGACTTGATGATACAATTGTTATTCCTATATTACTACCTTCTCTTTGAACATTAAAAGCCATTCTTAATGAATCATTTAATTGCCATCCATCTCTCCCTATTGGGATAAAACTTCCTGAGAATGAATAATATCCTGTTGATGATGTATTTGCTGCTCTAGTAAAAGGAACTTCACCACTTTCAAATTGTACAATTTCACCAAAAGTTGTTCTATCTGAAGTATTTCCTAAATAAATTTGTGGGTATATACTAGCTGTGGGGTTAGCTGTTGAAACTGTTCCCTGTAATAATGTTTGGGTTACTGTTATTCCTTGGTTTGAATCTGCTATAAATTGAAAATCATAATTTTCAGTAAAACTTGCAGAGTAATTACTCATAGAATATTGCATATAATACATACCCCCAGCTAAATTAAGTGTTGAAGAAGTATTACTAGTACTATTATATGGAGTAAAATTACTAAAAGTTCCTACGGCATTTGAGGCTGAATTTTCTATATCTATTACAGCTCCAGGATAAATATCATATGATTGAGATAATGATGAAGTTAATACGATATCAACTGATGCAGTATTTGATGTAGCAGTATCATATACAGAACCTGTATATTTTAATAATGCCGATACGTGTACAGATCCAGATTGTATGACATTACTATTAGCAGTTTGAAAAATTTGTAAATCATTAGATGCACCTAATCCAGTTCCTGTTATAGTACCATCACCTGTAAATGCATATGAAGTACCATCAAATGAACCATTTACTTCATCATCTTTTTGATATCTCATTATAACCGCTCTAACATCCCATTCATCTACATAATAAGAAAAATCTACAGAAGATTCAATTGCTAATCTTGCTCTAAAAGGACCATCAGTTACAACTCTACTTCGGGGTATGATTTCATTAGAAATTCCAAATATTAATTGAATTTTATATAATTGAACTGATTCTGTTTGGCCTGTTGAAGGGTTAGTTATATTAAAACTAGCACCATTAGCTTGCACTAATGGATAGCATTCTTGAGTTGCTATTCTATAATCACTTCCAGTTGAATGTTGTACTGAAGCTGTAGCATTAAATGTTACTCCAGTTGGGACATAACAAAAAATTTCAAAATCATAATATGGTTGTAATGAAGTAAGGAAGTTAAAATTAAATCCTGTGGAAGAATTATTTCTTGCTAAAAATTCCCATTCATCCCAATTATATGACCCATTTACCTCCCCAATTGAATAAGCACCATCTCCAGTTGAAGCACTAGCTTGCCAATATATATCTCCTGTAGTAGGATTCCATGTACCATTACCTGTTTGTAAATCTGAACCCGAAAGTGGGGTCATAGTTTTTATTGGTGTTGTTGTTGGTGTCCCAGCAAATTGGAATTTACCAAAATTATAAGATAAAGAAGCAGAACCATTTATTGCTATTTTTGGATGACCCGCTGGTCTAGTTAAAAGAGAAGCAGTTAATAGTGATTGGTTATATTCAACCGACCCAGAATTTCCTGGTATTAAATTATTTAATTCTTCAGCAAATACAGGAGGTGACACTCCTTCAAATTGAGTTGGAGGTGTAAAAATACCACTTAATACTTCGTTAGTACCTCCTCCACTTGCGGCATTAGAACCGGTTAATTTAGTTGTATATGCACCATTTGCTCTATATAAAGCATTAAACTTAGGATCTGATGTATCATAAGGTACTTCAGTAATAGGTATAAGTCCACCATTACGGCCTATTCTACCTACCCCAGCTAAAGTATTATCCTCTACATTTTTAAGTGGATAATATTTCATATTGAATGCATTTGATAGCCCTATATCAAATTTACCCCAGTTAGTAGTTAATTGTGCATTTGACTTTAATGTTGTACCTGCTTGTGATTGGGGGGATATTTGTGCTCCAAAAAAGTTACCTTCAGAAAAGACTTGTCCAAAACTTGATGAGGGGAGTAATGGAAATGCATTAATAGCATCAGTAAGAGTAGTGTGTCCTGATCCTGTTTCCACAAAAAATGTTCTAGCTGATAAGCCTACTGCACCGGATCCAGTTGATGTTAATGTAAGGGCTTGAGATGTATTACCTGCATTATTTGGGTTATATCCTTGCCCATTATGTACACCCCCTGATGATGTTATTGGGGATGCACTACTTCCATCACCTAAACTTGATGCACTATAAAAGAAAGACATTGAAAAATTTAAAGGAACATTAGGTGTTCTATATAAATTATAGGATGAATATCTAAAGGGGTCTTTAGATATATTAGCTAATCTTTTTCCACTAGAACCACTTGATACTAGTACATCTTCTCCTGTTGCTTCAAATTGTAAATAAGCATCGTTATTTTCTACATTTAGCATACCTTGTGCTAATATACGATCAAATACTCCACCTTCACTTGGGGTACCTATCCCCATTGATAAGTTAGGTAATCCTAAATTTAACGGCCCAGGTTGACCTATTAAACCTTGTGGACCATACCATGGATTTGTTCCTCCAACTGAGTTAGTAGTTGGGGAATTATATTTAGGAAATTGTAGTGATGCTGATTGTGGGGTTGAATATACTACTACAAATTCTGTTTGGTTTAAACTTGTATCTGATTTAAAAACATTTTGTTGTCGTAAATCAGAATCATTTCTATTACTATCAGATGATGTATATGTTGTCTCTACAACAAGTGACCAATTTTCAGATCCTCCATTTGCCGAAGAAGTAATAGGAAAAAATGATTCTCCCTGAGTTCTTAGATTTATATCTAATAATGTACCAACTGAAGGTAATTCACCTGTAATAGGATTAATTAAAGCTGTGCTTCCATCTACATTAAATCTATACTGACTAGATGTACCATTAGATGAAATTTGAGCTGCCCCTGAATAGTTATATAATATAGAAACATTTCCTGCTGTACGAGATTTATATGATACCTCAAGAGTTCCTTCACCAGAACCACTTGCTATCGATGCAGAAGCAAAATAAACTTGACTATCTATATTATTTTCAGAATATGCGGGTATTATAATGTTTTCTAAAGAATATGGATCAATAAAATTTGCCGAAGATTGAGAATCTTTAAAATAAATATCTCCAACTGCTGGGCTAGATATATTTTCTCTACTATAAAGTAAATTTTCACTAACAATTATAGGATCTGAGGCTTTATTGTCTCCTTTTTCTATTGCAATTCTTAATCTTACAGAATTAGCTTCAGGTATTATTCCTTGTATTAAATAAGTTGGTATACCACCTCCAAATGTTGGAGCAGAAGGCATATTAACCTCAATTTCAGTTCCAATTTCAAGATAATCTGTTACATCATTACCATCAAGATCTCTTCTAGATAATTTTATAGAAAAAACATAATTATAATTTGGATCTGCTCCAGTTTCTGCCAATAATTGTTGGTTTGTTATTTTTTGAGAATAAATCCATGCAAATCCATCTATTGGTTCATTATTTGGGTTATTAAAAGTCTTTAAAGAAACTGATCCTTGTTCACTATAATTTATTTCTCCGTTAAAAAATAAAGGATTATATCTAGCTCCTTTATCAACTACATTTAAATAGGGTGAACAACCTGGGTTTAGTGATTGTGTAGTGGCTACTATTTTAGATCCACTAAATTCACCATCATAAAATTCATGTTGTGAAGTTATTTCTTCAAATCCTCTACCCTGATATGAAGCACTTAAAAATTGTGAACTACTATAATTAAAGTAAGTACTATTAATAACAGAATATTCATTAGGACTTCTTTCAGTTCCTACAATATTATAACTTTGTGTTATATTAAACCTATTACTAGGAAATATAAGTTGTTCTAATATATTAGTATCAACTGTAATAACTATTTGTCCTGTTAGACTTGCACTAAAGTCACTACCATTTGCTATAATAGTATCTCCAACCCTAAATTCCGTAAGTGATGATGATGTTTGAAATGGGAGTTTTTCTATTGATGCTCTTGAATTTACAGAACCTCGAGCAGGACCTAACATAACATCAATAGTTCCATTTTTGGCTGTTACTGCTGATGCACTAACATTTGCATAAGTAAATGAAGAATCTGGCCAATTAATAGTATCACTAGTTACGTTATTAATTAATTCTGTACCAGCTAAAATATGAGTACTTGTTAATTGATAAGTTTGTAAACCATTCCATTTATTTACTGAACCACCAGCCCCACCTGTAAATTTATATATAGCTGAACCTGATGTTGAATATTGTGGGTAGTCTAAAGAACCTGAACTATAATCTTTTGGTAAATTAACTACTAATGCCTCTAATGTTTCATTTGAAGATGAAACTTGAGGTGGTCTTTGTCTATTTCTTTCTAATAAATGTTGTTTTACTACTACACCAGAAGCTAAACTTGTTCTAGCAGGAGTAAAATCTTTAATCATTTTAAATAATGAATTATCAAAAAATTTAATTAATCTAATAAAATCAACTATATCATAACTGTCTATATACTTTTCAAAGTAAGCATCTCTTAATCTATTTAAATCAGGATAACTATAATCTGATGATGAAACAAATCTTGGATCACCAATATAATCTCCTATATTAAAATATCCTAATTGAGCATTAATATCATCATTAATTTGATTAGCTGGTGAAAAGGCAACTTCTAAATAATCAACATTAGGAGTATAACTTTGACTTGTAAATGAGTTTTGTTGCAATGATCTCATTGGAGACAATATAGAAGCCGTTATTCTTCCTTGTGTAGGTAAAATATCTCCAGTAGAATCTGGTGAGTTTTCATTATAACCATAAGGTGCTTCTGCTAAACTGCTACTTTTTAAAATAATTTTTTCAGTTATTCTATTTTTCATCCCAGCAACAACTTGGTCTTGGAATATATCTTCTACATTTGTAACCCATTGACTATCTCTATCACTTGGAACGTCCAAATAAAACTCACTATTAGTAGCAAAGGATTGTGTAATTTGTACAGCAGATCCTGTTACCCTAGGATGGATTGATGTTCTACTTCCTGTGTCTAATTGAGTACCTAAAGCAGCTCTAAAAAACTGTTGGTCTGGTGTTGAATTGATTCCATTTCCTTCGTTGGAATATGGATTAACAGTATAATCATAAAAACAGCTTTGGCTAATTTCATTTACATAGTATCTTAGTTCTTGGAATGATCCAGAAAAAGGAGTGTACGTAGTACCATCATTAAAAACAACGTTTAAATTTTTATTTAAAAATCCTTTAGTAGCTTGATTGAAAAAAGAATTATCAAAACCTACAATACTACTAGATTCGTTAAATCCTATCTTACCATCTATTTCATTAGCGGCATATAAACTAGAAGTGGGGTTTTCATTAACATTCATTTGAACCGACCACCAGTCTCCATTAAAGAAAGGTAAATATACACTAGCACTTAAATCAGGGTTGTCTCCTTGAGCAGGTATCCACTTTAATGTACCATAAGTATCATATGGATCTGGTATTGATCCTGAATAAGAACCACTTATTAAACCTGAACCTGTATATTCTAATACTAAATTACCACCATCATCTGTTGACCATAATGATTGTAAAGGTCTAATATCACTACTAGCTACATTATTTACTGGTAAGGGTAGTGTAGGAGATTTAAATCTTAATTGTATAGTTCGAGCTTTATTATCACCACTTTGAACGGGGAATTTTGAGTTTGCTTGTAAAGAAGATGATATATAGTTATTAGCAGATGGGCCGGTATTAAATGCATAATTAAATACATTTTGTTTTAAATCATAATCTTGTGCTTCATTTCTATCCTTACCCCCAAATTCATTAATTCTTAAAATTGTATCTGGGATTCCATAAGCTGTTATTAAAGCTCTTATACCAGCTACTGTACCTTTTGTTTTAAGTAAATAAGGTATATTATGGTAAATTCGTTTATATAGTCGTTTATTAACATCATTTAATGGCATTATATCATTAGACGCTGATATTTTAGTATCTACGTACTCATACCCAGATGGTGTTGGTAAACTACCAGTCATAGTTGGAAAAGGAAATGCACTTCCAGATGGAGTTAATCCTAAAAAGGCTGTAAATAGATCATCTGTATTAAAATTATTTGAATATAATTTAACAGAAAAATCTCTAATAGCATCTGCTACTAAATCTTTAGATATACCATAATCTAAACGATTATCAGCATCAAATTTATTTGTAATATCTTTAGTATAAGTCCAAACATTATCATAGTATTGACCCACCATATCAACAAATAATTCATATTTTTTATTTGCTGAATCATCTCTTAAATATTCTGGTATTGAAAAATATAACCAATCTCTATTATTTTCATCATAATTTGAAGCTGATAACGCTTGTCCTCCATATTCTGCACTATTAGGGTTAGCACTACCCAACCAAGTTAATACTTGAGCTGAGCCTGTTGCGTAAAGTTGGAATGGGGGTTCTGTATTAGATTTTGGGTAAGAATATAAAGATCCACTATTAAAATATAGAAAATATTCATATCCATCAAAATTTTTAATTATATCATTAATTTGATTTTTTAAAGTAGCAGTACTAGCACTAAAAAATTGTTGATTAACAGTACCACTTGATACTTGACCATAAAAGTTTTCTAAATCATTACTTGCTGATTGTATTAGTCCAACTTTGTAATAAAAATTTTCTAATCTAGTTTGTGCAGAACTAAAGTTTATAAAGTTCCCATAGTTTTCATAATCAATATTAATATTTATTTCTTTTTCATTTAACAAACTTTGAATTTGGTTAATTGAACTAGTAATATCTGAATTAAGAAGAGTACTATAAGAAAAAGGTTCTGAAGGGGTTCCAGTTTGTTGTGTTATATTTAAACTATAATTTGGGCCTGCTAAATAAGTAAAATCATCTTCGATAATAGGATCAAAAGGAAATACTACTTTATATGCTTGGGGTGCTGATAATTCTGTTACTACCCATAATTCATCCTTTAAACTAAAATTAGAGGGTAAAGGTTCATATAATTTAATTAATAAAGTTGGATCTATACCTTCATCAATATCTAATTGTATATTGTTTGCAATTACAGTTTTATTATTTCCAAAATTTAAATAAAAATCAACAAAATATTCTGAGTTTTCTCTAGTTTGTATGAATGAATTTGAGGAAGATATTATTAGCTCATTTACAATAACATTACTATCTAATCTAATTTCTGTTCTATCAGATGATATTTCTGATATAAAATATTTTTCTGTTACATTAGATGAAAGTTGTTTTCTGTAAAAATTATATGAAATTTGGTATGTACCAATATCAAAACCTCTAGTTTCTAAATTTAATTCAGGATCCAATAAAACATCACCTTCTTTAATATTATATTGTTCTAAGGGTACTGTTGTTGATGGATATACTAAAACATTATTAGGGTTATAGATATAATATTCTATATAATCCACAGATGCAGTAAAAGCAGTATCAAGGTTAGTTTGAATAATTAACCTTTCATCTGAATCCTCATATGTTTGAAATTCAAATGTTTGTGAATCTAATATTGGTGTTACCGTTGTTTTCAATTTCATATTTTTTTATTATCCCCCATAACTTGAATCTGGTGCAGAATCACTAACTGAGCCTCCTTCACCAGCTGTACTTCCCCCTCCTACACTTATATCTATATCATAGTCTGCTGCTGCATCTTGTGAAGCACCGGCTGCTGCTGCAATTAATGCTTGGTTAGCACTTACTAATTCAGATTCTAATTCAGCTAATGTATTATCCGTTTCTTGACTATTAGAAGCGGATGCAGCTACTCTTATATTTGTCATTTGAGCTTGAAGTAAATCACTTCTTAACTGAGCTATTTCTGCTTGTAAAGCTTCTACTTCTTCATTTATTTGATCAAAATTAATATAATCACCACTAGTTTTAACTAAATATTGATGAGAATTAGTATCACCTAATGCTGGTATATCATAAAAAAGAGAATTATATAATCCAAAGAATTCTGCAACTGTTGGTTGGTTTTGCAATTCTTCAGTAAGAGTTTCTACTCCCAACTCACTAAAACTAGTATTTATAGTTTTAATATACTGGAGTTTATCAAAAACTTCTTTTCTAAGATCTAATCTTTCTTCTGCCATTATCCATTAACTACTTTAAAATAATAATTGTCATCTTTAACTATTGTACTACCATTAATAGTTGTTTGAATTAATATTTTATAATATCTTTCGGGTTGTAACCCATTCATATAAATATCAAAATAATTACTTGTTGAATCACAACTAATTTTTGTAAACTCGGGGTCAAATTCTATTAATGTTTCATTTGTATCTAAATCTTTAACAGAATACATTGATTCACTATTTAAAAAATGATTAATTGTATCTATGGATCGAGTCATAAACGTCCTTGTTGGATAATCTGGTCTACAATTTAATCTAAATCTATTAACACTTTCACTATAAAATACTCCAGGGTTATTATCCAATGCAACAAATAAATCTGATGTTGTTAAAGGTTTAAGATTTCCTGTATTAAATGATTGGTCATCCCATTTTATTTCTAATACAGGTGGGAATATAGTATTTGTATCAATAGAATAAAATTGAATAATAGGTTGTACTGCGTCAACAGTACTAAATTCTATAGTATCTTCCCATTTAACAATAAAACCATCATTTACCATTTTAGTGTAATCACCTGAAATTAATTTGGAACTTGAATACCAAGTTTGAACAATATCACTTACATTAACATCTAAGTCTTTTTTAGATCTTTGTTTAAATGATTGAGATACTTTAATTTGCATATTTGAATCTAATGAACCTGTGTACCAATTTCCACCACCTCCAGTATCACTTCCTGAAAATGAAGCTGTTGCGTAAGTATTAAAGCTAGAAGTAGCCCATGCACCACCACCTTCATATAATCTATAATTCCAACTACAACCATTAGTTGTAAAAGGAGAATCTAAATAAGTACCAGTACCATTATTCCATGATCCTGATACAGGGTATATTTCTAAATTAGTATTAAAATCTATCCCTTGGGCGTTTGCTACGTAACATTTTAAACTACTTGAAAATTGTGCACTTTCTACTATTGTATCTACTACTGTATTTATTTCATCTTGATCAAATTCAATCAAATATCTAAATACTTGTGGTACTGGGTTTATATTTACGTTTAAATTTCCTACTTCAATCATAGCATCTATTCCTGTATTCATATCGGGATAAAATGAATATAATGTAGTGTCTTGTAAAGGAAATAATTTATATACTGCCATAATTTTTTATTTTAATATCCACCTAATGCGGTACCTGTTCCTTGTTGAAATGTTCCTGTTCCCATTGCTACTACTCTTCCTTTAATATCAGTATCAGGATATTTAACTTCAAATATCATTGGATCTATAGAAGGGTAAATTACTCCTCCTTGTGTCGCTCCACTAATAGTATAAGCATATTCAGAATATCCTATATTAAGTCCTGCTTTATTTTGAATATTTATATTAGCTACAGTTTGAACTCCAGCTATATTATCTAATAAAACAGAAATATCTCTTAATATAATAGGTTGATTTATTTGCCAATTATTTATATCAAAGTAGCTTTTTACTGCCGTTATACAATTAAGTAATACTTCATTATTATTATAATTAGGTAATGTTATTATTTCAAAATCACAACAAATATTAATAATAAATGCATTTTTAATACTAATAGTATCACCAATAATTCTATACTGATTAATGTAAGTTTGTAAGTTACTTTTTAAAGTATTAGAGGCTACAGTTAAATTTTTATCTTGATTATAAGATAAAACATATAAATCTAATGTTACATCTGGATCATTAGCTGCTGGTTTCTGAACGTGTGCTTTTGAAATTATACCAAAACTAGGTGGCATACTTAATGCTCTTACTAAATAATCATCAGCAGTTACATTTCTTAACTGTGTATTATAACTAGCTAATGAATTTTGTCTAATTTCTTCTATAGTATCTCCATCTTGCCCACCACTTGCTGCTGATGGGTTGTTAACTGCTGTTGTTCCAAATATAAAGTTGGCAATAGTATTACTACTAATATTTGAACTTATAAAAGTAATCCCACTTGTAGATAATTGATTTATTGTATTAGCATTTACATTTGAAGATACACCTCCCCCAACTAAATATCTTATTGTTAATGTAGTATTACTAGGTGCAATACCATAAGTATTTGTAAATATAAAATTAGTTGGACTATACGCTGTAGTTAATTTATTTTGTTCAAAAGGTAAACCTAGACCAACATTATCAGGGTTTGGTATAACTTCTTCATCAACCTGTAAAGGTTTTCCTGCTCCAAATTGAATTTGTAAAGTTGTTTCATTTAAAAATCTAGTAACAAATCTTCTATTAACTGATTTTGTTTGAAGTAAATAGGGTGCATCTTTACTATCTACATAATTATTAGGATCGTTTACATTAGTGTTTTTAATACTATTATAAACTAAATCTTGCCCTAAATAATCTACTTCATACCATTGATTTCCATCTGAGTCAAAAATATCTATTATGCCTCCTATATTAGAAACATTTAATTGAATAGTTGGAAATTCTTCATATGCCCCCATAGTCTCAACTTGAGATTGTATTACTCCAGATGTTCCTTTACGTGTTTTTTTTAATAAATAAAACTCTGGTTCATTACTATTAATTTGGGCTACTGATACAGTTGTTGGATCCATTGAATTTGATACTGTAAAATCAATAGGTTCTGTTATAATAAAAGATTGACCTGTAGTTGATGTAGCTGTTGTATTAGCGTCAAAATATAAAGCATAATCAAAATCAGGAACAGTTTCTGATCCTACAGTTTTTGATGGGACTTGTTGGTAAAAATCAAGATCAACAGAAGCTAAACCCGTTGTTTTTGGTTTATAGCTAAACATATAAGCAAGATCATATAAATTATCAAACTGTCTTGCATATTGTAAATAAGTTTCTTGTATTTGATTATCTAAATAAAAAGATAATACATCAGATACATAAGCTGATTGTTCTAGGAACATCATTCCAGGGGAAGATGGGCTAAAATCTGTATAAGTATTAGGGAAATAAGTTTGACTAAAATTTATTAGTTGAGACCTAATATCATTAAAGCTTTTATTTACATATACTATATCTTTATTTTCTCCTGCCATTAGTTAAAATTTAATTCTAAAGTATCATTTATACCTGTGTTAGGAATACTATAAGTTATATTTATTTGAATAGTGTTTTCGTTTACACTTTGCAAAACTTCAATTTCTTCTAAATCTATATTTGAGAAATTATTATTTATTTTTTCTTGTAAATCTTCTTTAATAAATTCTAAATTATTATTTTCGATTTGAGTAAAAATATATTCTCTTAATCCAGCTCCAAATAAAGGATTATCAACTCTTTCACCTGGGTTTGTTAATAAAAAATTAATTAAATTATTTTTTACTGCATCTCTAGTTTGGTAATTTGAAGCAAAAGCAATAGGAGCACTAAATGGTAAATTTACACCAATAGCAACTCTAGGTCTTAAATCATTAGGATATACTCTTCTTGCTCCAAATGCCATAATTATCCTTTACTTTGCATTAATCCCATTATTTGATCCATACTAACATTTCCTTGTGGTAAACTACCATTAGATGATGTTGTATCTCCACTTCCAACTTGTAAAGGGATATCATTTGTTGTTGCATTTAATGTCCCATTAGCATTAGGTCTCATTCCATCTAAAACACTCATCATATTTTCTCTTAATTTTAATTTATCTGTCTCAGGTAGTACAGTAGATTGTGGAGTTGGTTTAACTACTTCTTGTACTACTTGTTTAGGAGCGCGAACAGCTTCAATAAGAATTTCTTTCATTTCCTCTTGTATTGCTTCTTTTACAGCTTCTTTTACAATAGTTTTTAATTGACTTAATTTCATGATATATTGATTTATTATAAATATTATACTAGTTAGCTTTTAAATTATTTTGTTGTATATAAAATACAAGTTCATCAATTAATATTTGATCTGATGAACTAAATGATGATTCCCCTTTTAATAAAGTAACCCCTTGTTTATTTTTAGCAACAGCAAATCTACGTTTTAATGTGCCTACTTGATTTTTATTATCAGTTTCTACACTAAATATAAATCCTGCTAAATTATCAATTATTGGATTACCATCTTCTTCTTCTTCTTCTGCAATAGCTAATAATTCAGCATTAATAGCTTCTAATTGTAAATCCGTAGCTCCTTGTTCTTCTGCACATTCTTGAATTAATTTATCTACACCTTGTAGTAAAAGTATAACCGTTACAGATCCTGCTATTAAAAATATTAAGGAAGTTAAAGTTGATCTATTCATTCCTTCGTACCTTTCTTCTAATTTTTCTAATTCATCATTAATATGTTGTAATTTTGCTGTAAATGAATAAGGTTGTGCAAATATTAAACCACCAAAATCTTTTGCAGGAAAAATACCAACTGCTTGTGGTGCTGGAATGGCATCTAAAGCTAGTCTAACTCCTTTTAGTGCTTGGGATAGTGATAAAAAAACAGCGGCTAATATAGTATTAGTTACAATTGTTAAATACATTTGATTTAATTGTCTTACAGCTCTATTTCTAGTTTGTATTACATCATTTAAAGCTGCAGGAGTTGGGCATGTTTTTCTATTTGCTTGGGATAGTTTAGCAATACCAAATGATACTAACATTCCAATAGCTAAAGGAATTAGTTTTGTTTTTATGGCATCTACTACTTTAGATATGCTAAATTTTCTAGCTGATATAATTCTATCAAAAATATTCATTGATATAGCTCCTACTGCTGATTGTGCTAAATCAATTTTATCAGTAAATTCTTGGGCTAATTTTTCTGATGCTTCAGAAATATTTAATAAACTAGAAGCGGGTAGTGCCGTTTTTACTGTTCTATCACCATTTATAATAGGTGATGTATTTGGAATAAATCCCCCCTTCGTATATAATAAAGCTATATTTAATGGTACTTTTTGGGTTGCTGGTATTACAGGTATTTTCATTTTTATTAAAAAATTACCTTGTGAATCTGTTGTTACAGGTCCATCTTCAACTAAACCAGGTACTGGGGTGTAAATTAAATCATTTGGATTTGGGATACTAATATTATTTGATATTAATTCTTGTGTTGATTCATTACCATTTAATTTTGGTTGTTCAATTTTTGCTCCAAATTGTTGAGGACTTACTCCAGGTTGTACTCTTACCCCTTTTAAAACATTTCCCGTATTTTGATCAAATAATCTTCCTGTTAAGGTAAACGTTTCAAATCTAGGAATTTGACTTTTTAATTTATCTTTTAATAGTTGTACTTCTGCTAATATTTTTTTAGATGCTAATTCAGGGTCTAAATTTTGTTCTTCTAGTCTTTCCTTTAATCTTTCTTGAGCTGTTATTTTTCTGTTTTTTCTTCTTTCTCTTCTTTCTTCTCTAGTTAAGTTATTTCCTAAACTAAAATTAACATCTTTAATTTCAGTATTTTCTAAAGCTTCTAGACTTATATTATATTTAGATTGTAATTCTCCTAATCTTGAAGATATCCCAGCAATATCTAATTCACCCCCTAATAAAGATTTACCTTTTGGGGTTTGTAGAGATTGGTTTACTAATTGTAATATTTGATCCTCGCTCATTTATACTGATTTTACAATTTTAGAAGTATAATCTTTTATATTATTTAACATTAAAGATATTTGTGTTTTTGCTGAACCAGCAGTCCCACCACTTAGATATAATTTAGGTTCTATTGATAATGTTTGGCATAAATTCTGTAGTTTATTTAACAAATCTTTAAAATCATCCATAAATTTATCCCCTAAGATAATTGATTGATTAGCATTTGGATCTCCTAATTTAACTTTATTTTTAGATGTTTGTAATACTATATCACCTTCTTGTGAAAAAATACCAATTGTACCAACTGAAGATAATGATATTGATTTTTGTGAATTAGCAATAATACTATCAGCTTTAGAATTAAATACTAATCTATCTGAACTTAATAATACTTGACTACCTTCATATCCTGGTATTGATTGTGGGGGATCATTGCTAATAGATGGATTTGATGTTATTGTTGTCTCTAAAGGAATTGTTTGATTAGAAGTTAAGTATATAGAGGATAAATCTTTATTAATATTTTCGATAGTAGGTAAATAACCTTCTTCTGGTGAATCAATGGGTTGTCCATTTCTTATTATTGTAATAGGATTACCATTTTCACCTGTATTAGACCAATTATTTGTATATGTTCCACTTTGAACATTTGCCGTACTGCCAAATCTTATTGAATTACCCCATCTTCCTTCTACTATAATATCTCCTGCATAAGCAAGCAATGGGTGAATATTAGATCTTTCAATAAAAGTTCCTCCTGCTAATGGGGAATTATAATTATAATTAACTTCTTCATTGCTAGATTTACGTGTTTGTCCTTGTTCTATTGCTTGATAACTTTTTCTTTCACTAGGTTGAGTTTGAGTGTTAACTTCTAAATTAGGAAAAGCATTAATATGTTGATTATTCCATAAAGAAATAGGATTTAAATAATAATATTTAGTAATGTTTGTTTTTTCTAAAACTTGATTAGTTGGTAACTTAAAAAGTAAAACAAATTCATTAACTAAAGGATAATTTTTTAAATAAGGTAATAAAGGAGATGCTACTAAGTTAGATTTAGCCGTTACACTACTTAATTCAGTTTTTTCAAAAAATATATTACCAATCCCAGGCCACCCACCATTACCTTCAAATAAGGGGTGTTGGTCATCTAAAATTATATCTACTACCCTAGCATATATTACATTTTCTTTTAGTTCATTAATTCCCGATAAAAATTTATCATTTGAACTATTTGAACCAACATTAATTTGTTGATTTATGCTAGCAAATCCAAATTTATTTGCCATCTTTATTTTGTTCGAAATTAGTATTAAGTTTATCTAATTCCTTCATTAATTCTGCTTTTTCTTCTTCCGTTATACCTAATGCATCTTCACCACTACTATTATTAAGCGCACGTTGTACTATAGTAGCCATTTTAATTAATTGTTCATCGTTTCTAACGCCAATTTCCATATATTCTTTAATAAGTGGAACAATTAAAGTTGCATCACCTATATCATTAATAAGTGGTTTTAACTCTGAAATTAAACCTGTTATTTGAGCTTCTTTTTTCTTTTGATTATCATAAATTTCACTCAAAATATCCGAAAACTTTTTTTTCTTAAATACAATGTTGTCTAATGATCCCATAATGTTATTTTATTATAAATATGGATATAGAAAAGATTTAGAATCTAGCGTAACCGTTTTCTAAATAAAAAATATACTGTGATTTAAATATCAAGTGGAGCTTATCAGCTATCTTAGTAATTTTAGGTGTTTTTACATCTACCATTTCTCTTATATAGATATAAAGAGCTTTTTTATTAAATACTTCTAAAGATTCTCTTTTTCTAAATAATTCTAAAATAGCATCCGCTATTTGGGCATCGTTTTTTTTAGGAAACAGTTCATATATATGTTCTGAAACATGTTCAATAAAAATATCTACATATTTATCTAAATCACTTTTAACTCTTTCATCTCCTTGAGAATAAGTATGTGTTGAATTTTCACTAGTTAGTACTTCAACTCCTACTTTTTTAATTTTTTTATTATAGTTTTTAGTATTGTATAATATTAACCAACGCTTAACAATTGTACCAAAATAAGAATAGGCTTTAGCTCCCCGTGTGGGGTCAAATAGATGAATTTTAGATAATAAAAAAGTAATTATTTCATGTTGTAAATGTTCTAAGTTTTCTACCTCAGTATGGTAAAATTTAAATGTATGAATTATGTTTTGTGTAAGTTTAAAAAACGCGAAATGGATTTCACGTTCATATATTTTTGATCTAATTTCAGAATCATCTGTATTGTTATATAATACAATAGCATCTTCTGTATCTTGAGTAAAGTAATTTTTACTCTTTTTTCTTCTTTTTTTAACTTGGGCCATTATAGGTTATTTTTTCTAAATTGGGATAATTTTTTCTGTAATTTTTTTATTTCATTAAAAAACCAACCTATTTCATCATCTTCTCTCCACACATTTTTTTCATCTAATTGTTCTATTCTTTTTTCTGCAAATGTAAGATGTTCATCTAATTTAGTAAATAATTTTTCTTGGGAATCAATTATATCTTCTGCATGTTCATTTTTACGTAAAAGGTTGAAAGTCGTATACCCAAAAGTAACGACTAATAAACCTAGTACTGCAATAATGATTTCTAATATCATAGACTATCTAACATGTTTTTTAATCCTGGGCTTGATACTGTATTAAGTGCCTTAGATTTAACATTTGATTTTTTGTTTGACGATAAGGTAAATTGGGATTTTGGCTTATCCACGCTATTTTTAGAAAACTTTGGAAGCCATTCTTGTTCAAATTCAATACGTGCAGCCATTAAATCAGCTTGATGTAAAATATATGGTAAAGATGTGCGAGGTTTCTGTTCAGGCATAAATGTTTTTAAATATTTTTCATTAGCAGCATCATATAAACCATCATGAGTTTGTATAGCTACCATTTCATTAAAAGTATAAGAAATATCATGTTGTTGAAGTAAAAATAACCCACGATCAGGAACTGAACAAAATGCTAATTTTTTATTAAACATATAATCTTCACCTAATTTATCTTTTCTCCATTTATCTGTCTGAGGGATGTAGGATTCGTGGTTTTTATCTCCCATTTTACCTAGATCATGATTAATAGCAGAAAATACTAACTCTTCTTTAGTAAATGTGGTCATATCACATCCCATTTCTCCCCACATATCATATAATCTAAGTGATCCTTCAACTACTCTATTTACATGAGCAACATAACCACCCGGAAATGCTCCATGGTATTCTTTTTTATGAGCTGCGGGCATTAAAATAACACGTTCTTCATAACGTTTATAAAAACTAGATAATTGTTCTCCCCTATTTCCTGGAATATGGATATTTATATTATTTAAAAATATTTCCCAATTTGATTGGATTTGTTCTGCTGTTAGTTTCATAACTTTTATTTTAAATTATCGTTTAATGCCCTTGCTTCTTCTTCAGTGTTTAAAAATCTTGACCATTTTCCATCTGGACATGATGAGATTAATGATCTGGTTTTGGTTTGCATTGCACACCCACATAAGGTACAACAAGGTTGTGTACCAGGCACGGTACAATTTTTTCCTATGGTATCTAAATGTTGGCAAGTTCTACAAATTGACCATCTAATAGCTGCAATTTCTTCAACATCTTCTCTTTTAAAAATTCTGTTTCTAATACCCTCATATATTGCGGGCATATTACCAAATGCATTTATTAATTGGTTTATTCTTCTCACTTTATCTAATTGAGCTATTTTGCTCTTGTGATGAACGAGGTTCCCTTTCAACCATAACTCTAATTTCATCAGTTAACCCCTGGGCTTTTACAATGTTAGCTCTATAGGATTCAATTGGTTCCTGGGTATTTACTATTCGTTGTAGGTTAATTAAGGTGTGTTCCAACACTTCTAATTTTTTGTAAATCAATTCTCTATTTCTCATAACTTATATATATATATTAACAGGGTGTTCCTTAACCCCTTTATGCCTTTATTCCCCACTCCTTCTTATTCCAAAACCCTGTAATAATAATGTACGAGGAGGATTTTGATAATCCTAATTATTTTTTAAATCCTTTTTACTACTTCTTGAATGTTATGGAGGTGTGCGCATTTTTCATATTCTTCATATTGTTGAAAATGAAAAATAGCTTCATTTAATGCGCGATAAAATACCTTAGAATCAAAATTTATAATAGCATTTACATCATCATGGTTATCTAAACTAATATTTTTAATATACCCCCATGCTCTACCATATACTGTAAATTCAGATGCTTCTTTAGTAGATTGTACATCATAATTAGGTTGTTCTTTTTTAAGAAACTTTTCTAATTTTTGATGAAATATTTTATGGTTTTGAATTAATTTGACAAACATTCCTATTTTAGCGAAAGGACCGTTCATAAAATCCCTTATTTCGGATTTAGTTTTACCATCGTTAATTTCCTTCCCGTCTACAAATAATTGAAATATTTTATCTTTATCTATCATCTTTTACCTCCAAAATATTCTACAGCATGTCCTTCTGTAATTAATAAATCATTTAATTTTACATCACCTAAAAATATATCTCCTAAACATCTTCCATATTTACCTACACCTTGCGAATGTAATATAAATTCATTATTATGCTTATTCAAGATATCTTTAACATATTGTTTAGCTGCTAATCCCCTTGCTTTTTCTTCTAAATCTCTAGTACGAGATTCAGCTGCATTAATTCCAACTAATCTAATCCTAATTTTTTTCCAAGTATCAAATCCAAGATCAATAGTAGCATCAATGGTATCACCATCAACTACTCTTTCACATTTTGCTTTATAAATATACATAATAACGTTTAGTTATAAATATGTACTACTTATCTAGATCTGCTAATTCAGATTCAATATCTTTTTGAATTTGTTTTAATATTTCATATTCTTTAACAACATCTTTTTTATTTGGGTTATCTGGGTGGTATCTCCAAACTTCTTCCATTACTGTTGATGTTGCTAATAAATCTGCTATTAGTTCCGATTTTGCTACTTCTAATTCTTCTTTTGTCATAATTTTAATTTTAATCGTAAATATTATCTTGAATTTCTTTTCTTAATCCTTCTAACATTAATAAAACCGTTTGTTTATCATTATCTGTTAATAGGTCTATCATTTTATTTACTTTATAATATAAACTTTCTTTAGTATTTGCATCCATAATTATTCGAATATTATTTTAAATTCATTTTCAATTTCTATTTCATTAGGAAATATTGTTTTAATAAATACTTTAGCAGTATCCCCAACCATCTCATTATCAAAATAAATTTGTTGTTGTGGGTGAGTATTATATTTACTATAAGTACCCAAACTATTTATATTAGAATTAGGATTATAAGAATAACCAGCTATATTTAATGGTGGAAAATTTTGAGCCATATTTTCAATAGTATACGTTAGATTACCAACTGGGATAGGATTATTATAATCACCATTGGTAAAGTAACTTAATACACTAAATAACGGTACTGTAAATGTTATACTGTCTATCCATACCCAATAATTCGAATCAAAAATAGTCTCTATTTGGGGGATTCCATTTATTAAATAATTAGGATGTAATTCACTGACATTACCCTTTATAGTAAAATATTGTATACCTTGATGTTCTATATGCCAGTACCCATTATTATCCTGATAAACTCCAGGTGATACTAAGGGGTCTATATAAAAAGCTGTATCACAATCTCCTAAACATGGGTAAGGTGAAATAAGCTCCTCTGGGCTACATGCCCAGAAGAAACTTATTAAGGTTATGTAAATTAACTTTCTCATTATGCTACTAATTCTAATGCTTTACTAAACATTTTTTTATTTACGTCCTGGTCTTGCTTAAAATTCTTAATAATTCTAGCTTGACGAACTTTTCCACCTTGAGTTTTGTACTCAAAATTACCTTCAATAATATTCTCTTGAATTCTATTAAATACTTCCCAAAGCATATTACCTTCATCTTTTTTACGTTGAACATTTAAAACATCATCAATTGCTTGCTCATCGTAAGTATTGTTAGTACCTTCTACTCTAATGTCTAGAAATGATTTAGCAAGATTAAACATTTGCTCCTCTTCTAATTCAACACTTTTCATTTTATTCATTGCTTCTACTGTTAAAGGTAATTTTCCAACCATACCTCTAATTAGTACTTGTAAATCTTCAAACGTATAACCCATATGACGCATTTTTAAATCTTCAAATTCATCTGTAGCTATAACTAAACCATTTTCACAAATCATTCTAAATAATCCAGCTGTAAATTGGAAAGCATTCTTACCATCATGAGAATTAGTAATTAATATTTGAGGAAAAACTGTATCTCCATCCTCACCATTAATAACAACATCATCATTTCTAAAAATAACTAAATGCTTTTGAACACCTCTTGTATCTTCAGTTCTTGCTTTAACTTCTTTAGCATCAACAGGCTTCCAACCCATTAATTCCATATCATCAATTACTCTTTCAGTTGGAATATGTGTGTACTTATCCGAAACAGTATTTGAAGGTTTCATTGTGAAGATACTTGGAGCGATCTCATTTAACTCTTTCTTGTTTAAAAACTTACTACTTTCTAAATTTAACATATGACCTTTATTTAATTAATTATTTATTTATACCTAAATATACGAAAGGTAGCCTGGGGAGCCAAGCTACCTGCGCATTACTTTTAAATTAACTATAAACTTCTGTTGTGAATGTTTTTTTAACTAATAAACTTGGTGCTACTGTATATGAACCTCTATCACCTTGAACTTTAATATTTTTACTATTAATTTTAGTAACTTTAAATGTTTCATTAGGAGATATTTTTTTATGATCAATACCAACCATATCACCTACTCTAAATGATAATTTAGCATCCCAAGCAAGTTCTGATTTTCTAATAGAAACTGCATTTTTAATTGAATTAAATTCTTGTAAATCTGAATTTTTAATGAATTCTAACACTTCGTTTAAATTTGACATATAACCTTTATTTTTAAATTTTAATAGCTCGAAACATTCGAACACGTAAATATACGAAGGATATCCCGGGTAGCCAAATGAGTGCGCAGGAATTTTAAAAAAATTTAAACAGCATTAAGTTGTAACCCAATATTCCCAGTACTTCTATACATTGTATCACCAAATTCAACATCACTTGTTGGTGTAAATCTATAAGATACTGCTGTAGGAGAAGTTTTATGAACTACAATAGAAGATTTAAAACTATCTTTAATTAAACTCCCAGAAGGTATATTAACTAAATCACTATAAACACCTAATGCATTAGTAGCGGATCCAGAATAATTACCGTTACCATTTTTTACGGTTTCAACAGTAAAGTAACCAGAACCAGATAACTCATCGGGTACTACCATAACGAATTCATAAGTAGATCCACCAGCTAGTGCAAGTCCCAATGTACCTGCTCCTCTTAATTGTCCTCCAGTAAAATTTGGCATAATTTGTTTTATTATAAATATGTAAAATAATAGAGACGTAAATCTCCAAACGGAAAACGACTCTTTCTCTTATACATATCCACATCTATACATCCGTATATACAATATACTTACATTTATTTTATAAAATTACGTGGAACCTTTGATTGGGGTTCGTATATTGATGTATATAAAAAATGGACAATGGAATTAATTTATTTTATTAGTGGTATTTTAACGGTAGGAACAGTATATGGGGTATTGTTATTACGTAAGGTAAAATCTTCACATACGGAATTGCTGGAGTCGTCATCGCAATTATTAGATCTCACCCAAACAACTCGCGAAAACGTTTTAGGAAAATTTAATGATGCAAATAAGCGGATGATTAGAGTAAATGAGGAGAACGAAAAGTTAATAAAGCAGATGAATGATGATGCGTATGTGGGGAATACTGAATTAAATCAGCGAATAACGGATTTAGCGAAAGTATTTAATCAACAGGGAAACGCAAATAAAAAACTATTTGACGTAGCGGACAGTCAATTTAGAAAAATTAATTCTGATATACAAATATTAAATGGGGCATTAAAACGGTTTCAAGATGACCCTAATTTAAAAGCAAGGTATTAAATATATATTTTCCTCGACGCCAAAAAGGTTTTGAAAAAGTAAGGTTGCCATTTTATATTTTCCCAAATTTTGGCGTTAAATGGAAAAAAGACCCCCTTCGGGGGGTCTATAATATTATGAGTAAAGAAGATAAAGATTTACGGAATTTGAGCCTAATGGTTAAACTGATTGTTGGTATAAGCATATCCGTTGCACTAATGGTGGCGATCTTCACAATACTACTGTTCTTCATTGGTAGTAAGATATAAGTATATACAATCGATGGTGTAAAATCGTGTACGATTCATAAATTGTGCTACACCCTTTACCTCACGTATACACGCTATATGGACACCAACGCGCGTGGTATTATAGCGATATATATGCGGCGGTATGCGGGCATAACGGTATAAATAATATGTAATTCAGTATGTAATAGTAATGTATTAAGTACGGTGTAGGGAAGTACCACCGCGGTAAGGAGTACCACGGTAAATATTATTATGTCTGGAATATATTATTTCATCCAACCAATACGATCTAACCCCGCATAATATTCATCACACGTAATTTCATCGTTATTGTATTGCTCAATTAATTTATTTAATTCAATCATAACCTTTATTATCTAACACGTAAATATACGAATTATTACCCTGGTATCCAAATGTTTACGTCATTATTTTATTATTATTGTTGTATTCACAACGTATTTAATGTTTCATTGACGTATCCCCATTTAGAACGTTATGATCACTTATGAACATTGCAGTATCCTCAATTGTTCACAAGTATATACTCGTCGAGTCGAAATAGGTTGGAGTGCGATGCACAGGGGTTAATACCCCCTCGTTTTTAGTTCACGTAACA